GAAGATTTTAAAGTGGCATTTTATAAAAACATGCCAGATGCTCTGGGAAGATTTGCATGCATGCCTTCAGAAGCAGTAGATGCATTCTTTAAATCAAGAGAAAAGGTAGAAAAAGCATTTAGTAATATGGCTTTGGCTATTGATAAATTTGGAAGACTTGAACCTTGGTTTGCCCCAGACCCAGATAAAGAATATTTCTTGCATGTAGACCTTGCTCAAAAGCACGACCACTGTGCAGTTGCAATGTCTCATGTAAACAAATGGGTAAATATAAAAGTTACTGACACATACTCTCAGCCTGCTCCAATAGTTGAGGTAGATGCAGTTAGATATTGGACTCCAACACCAGATAAGTCTGTGGATTTTACAGAAGTAAAAGATTATATATTAGCACTTAGAACTGCTGGATTTAATATAAGAGTATGTACTTTTGACCGTTGGAATTCGCATGACATGATGCAACAATTAAAGCAATATGGAATCAACACAGAAACTTTGTCGGTGGCAAAGAAACATTATGATGATATGGCAATGGTTATTCTAGAAGAAAGATTAACTGGTCCGAACATAAAGCTTCTTATAGACGAATTATTACAATTAAGAATTATGAGGGATAAGGTGGACCACCCAAGAAAAGGATCTAAAGACTTGGCGGACGCAGTTTGTGGATCTATATATAATGCAATAAGCAGAAGTAAGTTTGATGTTTTTGGAGAAGTAGAAGTTCATACATATGACTCGCTTAAATATGAAGAAAGAGAAGATGTATATGTACAAAATATGATACGTGCTCCAAGGATGCCTCAACAACTAGAAGAGGCTTTGGATAGAATGGAAATATTATGAGTATATATCAAGATAAGGCTAAGGAATGCAAGTGTTGTGGAAAGCATGTTCCACTTCCTACGACATTAAAAGAATACAATAATATAATGCTATGCCCCACCACATTCGCAAACGTGATAGAATATAAGAGACTATGGAAATCTCTTGGCAATAGACCGCCAGGAAGTATACGTAAACATTTTTCTGATTACGTACAAAAAATAGTTGAAGATACTATTGACAAGAATGAGGACGGGACAATACAATTAGACACTAAGCAGCAATAGCTTAGTTGGTTAGAGCCCCCGACTCATAATCGGGTAGTCGTAGGTTCAAGTCCTACTTGCTGCACAAAGGAGAAAAATGTTTGACGATGATGATGGTAGACTACAACACTATTTAGAAATAGGTGCGGTAGAAGTTGCAGGCATAGACCCAGATGGAGAATTTATATATGAAATATGCGAAAGGGCACAAGTAGTAGCGCCAGAGTTATGGCATGCCCATCAAATTCATATAGAGCAATCTTTAACTAAGATGTTTGAAGAAGGTCTTTTAGATGTAACTTATGATGAAAATTTAGAAGCTCATGTTAAGTTAAGCGAAGAGGGCAAAAAGAGATCAAAAGAATTTGGTATAATTGAGATGGACAAAAAAGATTTGCCCAATAATTAGGAGGAATCATGCCTTGGAATATTAAAAGAAATGCTGCGGGATGCAGGGGCTATGCAGTAGTAAAAGAAGACGGGGAATTAGTTGGATGCCATGAGTCTGAAACAAAGGCTAAGGCACACATGAGAGCCTTGTATGCTTCAGAAGCAGATGCTAAAAAAATGAAGGATAAAAAGAAAAAGATTTACTAATAAAAACTATTTGCTATAATATATATGGGTCGCCATTCGGGGCCCATATATTAATTTATTCGCTTGAAGGAGGAATAAAATGGTTACAACATATACATGGGACCTTTTCAAGGATCCCTTTTTTATTGGCTTCAACAATATGGTTGATCGCCTAAATTCAGTTCATACAACAGCAACACATCAATCTTATCCGCCATATGACGTGGCTCAAATTGATGAAAATGAATATATTGTTAGCCTTGCAGTAGCAGGTTTTAGCAAGGAAGATATAACCGTTGAGGTTGATAATGGAACTCTTGTAATTAAAGGTGAAAGAGATATTGAGGATGCTCCAAAGCATGTAATTCATAAAGGAATTGCTGCAAGGAAATTTACTCGCACCTTTGCTCTCGGAGAATATATGGAGGTGTCCAGTGCTCAGTTGGAGAACGGCCTTCTTAATATTCATGTGGAACGAATCGTCCCAGAAGAGAAAAAGCCAAAGACAATCAAAGTCAAATAAGGTATAATGATCTTGGGCATAGTTGCCTAGGATAGTCGGGGGAGACAGCGACTCAAAATAACTGGTATAGTCCTGAGCATGACTGTAAAAAACTGCTCCTAAAAATTTAGGAGAAATATGTACGAATATCGTGTAAAAAAGCTTGTAGGAGTTGTAGATGGAGATACCATCGATGTTGATATTGACCTTGGCTTTAATGTTTCATACTCTCAACGAGTTAGGCTTGCTGGCATAGATACTCCAGAATCCCGCACCAAAGATAAGTTCGAAAAAACACTTGGACTTGAATCAAAAGAATATATCAAGTCAAAGTTAAAAGATGCCACTGATATTGTTATTAAAACAGAGCTCCCAGACTCTTCAGAAAAGTATGGAAGAATTCTAGGCTGGCTATTCGTAGATGGATCTTTAAAATCTATTAATGAGCAAATGATAGAAGATGGATACGCTTGGTCATACATGGGTGATACTAAGGTAAAAGACTTTGCTGCCCTTGCAGAAAAGAGAAAGAAAAGCGGTAAGTAATGCCTGCATATGACTACAAGTGTGTACTTTGTGAACACGTCAAAGAAGTTAACAAGTCTATTAATGATGCAGCAATGGTTGAGCTTTGTGACAAGTGTGGTGCTGCAATGATTAAGCAGTTTGGTACATTTGGAATTCAGTTTAAGGGTTCTGGCTTTTACAAAACAGATAACGCTAAGTAGTCCAATGATATAATTAACTTGTTATAAGATTTATAACAAGGAGTTATTAGTTGACTAGGACTAAGTTATGGAGATTGTCATTAGCCGCCATTTTAGGGTTTGGTTGGCTATTTCTCACACCCGCTTCTTATAGCGATGACCCTCTAAGCCTAGCCGCTCAAGAAATACAAGAGCTAAATGAAAAAGTAAGCAATCTAAATGAAGAAGCTGAAACTCAAGCCCTTATAGATATAGCAGAAGATAAATACGATGATGCAGTAGCCGCAAAAGATGCTAGAGATGATGCCTATGATGCATATGATGCGTCGGTAGCAGCAGAAGCAACAGCATTACAGGAAAAAAATACAGCTCAAACTGCTGTAGAAAACCAAACTCCAATAGTTGCAACAGCCTTAGAAGATAAAAATGATGCACAAGATGCTTTAGATATAGCAAATATAAATCTACAAACAACGCAATCAGCAGTTCAAAATGCTGGCAATCAAGGACTACAATATACTGTATACCATCTTACAAGAGGATGGAACGGCGTAGCAATACCAGATTCAGTTATATGTACTGGAGTATGGAATTCAAATTCAATGCAGCCACCAGTATGCGGTTATTATGAAAACTTTATAGTTAAATTTACTGGAAAGATTACGGTTCCTTCTCATTGGACCACCACATATTTTGCTGGATATACAGATGATGGATTTAGAATGTATGTAGACGGACAGCTTGCAATTGATGAATGGGTAGAAAAAGGATCTTCCTGGAGCGAGTATTCTCCAATTTATAATGTTAGTCAGGACAAAACATTAGATGTAGAAATATGGTGGTATAACGGAGGAGGCCCAGGTTATTATCATCTTGGATGGGCAATTCCTGGAGGCTGGACTGGGGCAGGATGTGATTATACTGGAGGCTGGGGTGTAGGATTTAGTTGTAATCTAAATACATTTTCTTATGGCGTGGGTGCAACACAATCACAAATTGATGCATACAATGCAGCAGTAACTGCACAGGCAGCGGCACAAACAGATTATAATAATAAGCTTGCTATATATAATAATCAGAATGCAAACCTAACAACATTAAATCAAAACCTAACAACAGCTACACAAAACCTAACAACAGCTCAGCAAAACCTCACAAATGCTTTAGCTTCTAAAGAGAATACGCAGACAGTTTATGATCAATCTATTATTGATTTAAACAATGCAATAGATGATGCATGGGAATTATATAATGAAACTTGGCAATTTGAAGAACAACAAAGAATTCAAGCAGCTATTGCTGCCGCTATGGCAAATCAACCACAGCCAACGCCAGAACCTACAGTAGAACCAACTCCAGAGCCTACGCCTGAACCTTCTCCTGAACCATCACCTGAGCAAACTGAACCAGACGATCCCACTCCAACTCCAGATTCCGAAACCACAGATGAACCGACGCCAGATCCAACTCCTGAACCAGAGCCCACTGTTGAGCCTTCACCAGAGCCTTCACCTCTGCCATCGGATATAGATCCAGAGCCAACTCCTGAACCAGAGCCAACTCCTGTTGAACCTTCTGAAGAACCATCACAGGCTAATACTATCACAGAAGAAACGGCAAACCTAATTGCAGATTTAACAAGCAAGGATACATTAACTAAATTA